GAAGGTAAGTCAATGTAGTGTGACTTGATACCATGTTGTGCTAACTTCTCAAATAATAGTGCGGAGATAAGCGCACACGTAGCACCCTTCTCAGGATACTCTGCTTCTTTTGCACCATTACCCGCAGTAACACGGTCATGAAATTCGATGAGTACCTTGTCAGCCTCACCTGCTACCTCATAAACAGTCTTAACCTTACCCTCCAACAAAGGTGGGTGCGGAATAACCATCCTGTGTAGCTTGTTTGGATTGTTTTGTGGATTAGCTGTTATCATCAGTAAGATCTTTTAAGTGTGGTTCAACCCAATGGTCACTGTTATCAATGCCAGCAGCTTGTACATAGCGGAGAATGTGCTCATCGATCTGCTTATAGACTGGATGAAGATCCAAATCCATATTAATATCGTGAGCAATCTGTGCTATCTGTGCTTCAGTGAAACAATGATCAGGGTGAAGTAAATCACAACAAGGAATACGCTTCTCAATGAGCTCATTGAGATTTATCTTGATTGTGTAGTCTCTGTATACTGGCATAGGAATAAGGTCTCTAAAAGGGGTCTAGGAGACCCCTGAAGGGGTCTATCTTAGATAAAGGTATGATCCTGCCCAATCTGCTCTAGTTAAGCATTGAGCATAAGATGCATCATCCAAAAGGTTGTAGCGCACATGCTTTGCTGGCTTGTTCCAAGAAGCGGGCTTGTACACATCACCAGTCTTGTTATCTATGAAAGCATGTACTGATGACTGGTTATCATCCGCAGTTATCTTAATATATCTGCGTCCTTCTGTGATGTTAAACACAGTACCAGATAGAGGGTACTTTCTGTTTACATCCTCTTGTAGTATTTGTGCTAACTTGTGTGCTCTCTCGTAAACTGTGCTTACAAAAAGAACTGGAGCTGAGGATGACATGAAGGTTAATTGCGTTGTATGTACCAATTATAGTGCATCAATGCGGGATTGGGCAATGCCATGTGACAGTTTATTCATCGTCCCAATCATCGTCCCACTCAAGTTCCTCTGCATCTCCGAACCACTGCTCAAAACACTCCTCATCCTCCTCATCAAAGTGATCTATGTCCCATTGTAACACGTGTCTACCTTCTAATGAGCCAAATGCTATGGTACTATCTCCTTCATTGATGCAGAACCCACGCTTTAACCAATGCGTGAGCTCATGGTCAGGGTATGCTTCTATCATAAGATCAAGCAACTCCTCAAACTTATCACGTTCAAGGTGCTTGTATTCTAATGGTGGGTAGTTTTTATGCTCCTTCCAGCAAGGATTGACCCCATCTTCAATAAACAGAGTCATCTCTCGAATACCTCAATATCTTTAGAGAGCCACTGATGAGCATAATTAATCAATTCCTCCTCAAGGCTCATGGGTTCATTCATAAATTCCAAAAGATAGCCTGGCTCTTCAAATTCTAGCATATCAAAGTCTATTTTGGCGCGAGAGGGGTGACCTTTCTCAATTGTCACACTCCCATAGTTACAATTCTCTGTAGGTATTAGGATGGACGATGGACTAAGTGGCATGAACATAGTCTGTCCTTCGCATTTATGTACTAACCTACGCAGTAATGGTATTTCATTAGCGTCAGGATCAACACCAACACATATAGCACTAGCACCATTAGTCATTGCAGTGAACCTAGTCATACCAGTCACACGGAAACTAAGGTTAGCACCTGGTTTATACCGTAAGTACTGTGGATACCTTGCGGTTTCACTCATCCATACACCATCAGGAAACACTAAGCACCTACTATGCATATAGAATCGATGCAGAAATTCCCATGGGAAATCCTTCTCATGTTGACCAAACATCTCTCTAAGCATATCAGTATGCTTATCCAGTATGTAATGTCTGTGCTCTTCAGGGTCATCCCCAAAGAATTTAAATCCTTGACCGCATCCTTTATGATAAAGAACCGTGAGGTGCTCGAACTGATCCCTCACAGTGTATTCACTGTGCATAATCTACCTGTCTATGATTTCAATAAGCCCTTCTTCTATCTGATTTAACCACGTTTGCGTGAAGTGTGCAACATCTGGTGGTTCATTAGTGCAGAACTCCAACACAACAGTTGGTTGCTCCGCAGTTATTTGCACAGTATCTCCCTCTGATATGGGAAATGGATAATGTTGATACACTTTAGTCTTGTGATAGTAGATGTCACCCATGGGTACTATTATACTACCACTTGCAGTCGGTGTAAAGCTATCGTGTCCATCGATAAGATGCACCTTTCTATTAGTAGCACTGAAGTCTTCAAATCCTGAACACGCAACAGTACCACCATCTTCCATTGATACCAGTCTATTCAGACCAGGAAAACGGAAGTGAGTGTGTGATCCTTTATGATAGAGCAGAGAATACTTTGCTGGTTTGAGTGAGTCACTCCTCCATGTACTACTGAATGATACAGTTCTGTGATGTACCTGATATGTGTTACCACACTCACGGATTATCTTCTCATATCCCGCTACCTTACCCTTCTTATTCTTCTTAATATGTGCAGAGATAATATCATCCTGTGTCTCTACCATAATCTCAGTGGTAGGATCAGGATCGTTACCGAATACTTTCTTACCTTTACGTGCATCTGTGCACGAGAATACACTCACACCAAACTGTGATAAGCTCCTACCGAATGTGTACTGAGCAATTCGTGTATCTTGCGTCTCTGCGAGTTGATACATATCACTCCTCTTCAGCTAGTGCTGCACTCAGTGCCTCAAACTGTTCGTCAAAGTCATCTTCACTGTATACATTAACAACTGTAGTAGCATTAACTACAGGATCTAAGTTTTGTATGTCCTTCTTAGCCATCTTTTCCTTATGCTTCATCAGTTCTTCCATAGGAACTGTCTGTACAGTACCAAGCATACCAGACAATACGAGTGTAGTGTCAGACATATCACACTCTTCTAGTCTACCTTTCTCTACAGCAGAGTATACTTGATCAGCAATCTGGAATTGTAATGGTTCTTCTCTCTCAGGTTTTAATGAATCTAGATCTAATGCAAGAGGACCATACCATTCATCTTGCTTGAGTGTACCATCATTGTACCAAACCTCAAATGTACGATCTTCTGGGTTGTAGTTCTCACATTTAAAGGTTGGTGCTACATCAGCATCCAATCTAAATTGTGGATCTATATCTTCTAATGACATAATTGAATACCTTAAGTGTTACTAGTGCCGCCACGGATGTCTCCATCGCCTGAACCATGCTGACCATATCTATGATTTATACCTTCAATACCCTTACCTGCTGAACCTCCGCTGCCTCCAGTGACATTTTGACCACCTTGACCAACGTTGCCTCCCTTGCCTCCAGAGTTGGATCCGCAACCACCGTTGCCTCCACCGCCTCCACCAGACCAAGTTTGACCATTTTGTCCACCATGCTTACCCTGTCCTCCAGGATAGCCAGCACCTCCACCTCCTCCACCACCAAGGGCTTGAGAGAATTGTTGGTTCTGACCAGAGCATTGCTGACCTTTCATACATCCATAATAGTATGTATTCTGATAGACACATTGAGCATTCTGGCCGCCTCCTCCTCCGCCGCCACCGCCTCCGATGACTCCAGCGTTGTTTAGGATAAATGGTGTACCACCAGAGTATACAGCTCTTTGACCGTTCTGACCATTTTGACCACCACGGTTACCACCATTACCACCACTACCAATGACACGACCATTACCATTGAGTGCAAAATATACCTTAGAATTACCTGAGAAACTACCTAAGTGTACTCTCTGTCTGAAAGCATTAATCTGAATATGTCCTTTGATTAGGTTACCACTATAACCTTGACCATTCAACCAAGATGATAAGTTAAACTCACCTTGATCATTACTGTTCTGAGTATATTGAAACAAGAAGTGTTCACCTTCATGGACTTTTCTCCATGAACCACCTTGCTTAACATATACTTCTTTAGTATTGCGCCAAGAACCTCCGTCCTTTACCTCAACATCTTCTGCTACCCTCCATGATCCACTATGTTTTACATAGGTGTGACCACCGAGAATATTAGCAACATCGCTAGAATACGGTACTCCCATAATTTAGTTACCTCTACTAGTACTTATACCAGACATCACCATCGGATCCTCCAGATGGATTACCAGTCGAAACTGTTCTTGCACCATATGCGTTTTGATTTGAATTACCAAATGTACTTGCAGTTACTGTACTAGCAGATACACTTAATCCAGATAATGTAGCAGTACTAGGATTCCATACTAAATGACTATCATCAGTATCAATATACTGTCTATTATATCCAGCATTATTTTGTGCTGAGAATGTTACTTGATAAGGAGAGTTGGCATTTGTTTCATCAATGTTGATATTGTCTGCCTGTGTTGCAGTTCCAGATGTATTCTGGTTACCTGCAGTGTTAACACCTGGTAGATTAATATCAGCAGTACCATCGAAGGATACTCCACCAATATTTCTAGCAGTCTGCAATGCAGTAGCTGTACCAGCATTTCCTGAACAGTTACCTGTTACATCACCAGTAACGTTACCAGTAACAGCACCAGTTATAGCACCATTAACTGTTGTTGCACTTATAGTAGTTGCAAATACTTCTTTCCACTTAAGTGTCGATGAACCAAGATCATATGTATTATTAGCAGCTGGATCAACATCAGCATCTATTTGTGCTGTTATTGTTAATGTGTCACTAGAAGAATTACCAAGGTTAATGCTACCTTCAACATCTAAATTACCATATGCGAATATTGATTGACCTGTAAGCGTACCACCTACATGTAGGTTCTCAACAATTCCAGCACCACCATCTACTTGTAACGCTCCTGACGTAGTAGATGATGATGTAGTAGTATTAGTAATCTCTAATACACCACCAAATGTTGACTTACCACTGTTAACAGTTAATGTACCAGTGGATTGTATGTCAATACCTAATCCACCTAAGAATTGTAAGTCACCAGCAGCATCAGTACCACCTGATCCACCAGATATGTTAAGGTTACCAGTATCACTCAGTCCAAATTTAACCCATGCATTCTGTGATGTACTCCAAACCCAACCTATATGAGATCCACGAGTAACATTATTAAGTAGTGCATAGTCACCATTGTTAGCAGCAGTACCAGCACCAGGAACTTGTGTTACAACATCAAACTTCTTAGTTCCCTC